ACAAGTCCACAAGCAGAACCAGCGCCTTCTTTTTATGCTCCATTGCCCACACCAAGGCTTGGGACATCTCGTAACGATGCTGGGCTTCGCCGAGAGCCTCGGTCGCCTTCTTGTATTTGGCATGGGAGGTAACACACGCGTCAACTGTATCGCGGGTTGTCTTATCCAATCCAAACTCTTCAGGATTGGCGGTGATTTCCTTGCGCAGTTCGGCTTCGATCACTTTCAGTTCATTACTGAGTTCGCCTACGTCGCGCTTGTTCTCGGCGGATTCAAAAGCCGCGTTGATGTATTGGGTGGGGAGCGCCACACACTCCTGGTCCAAGTTGTGCTCATCAATCTGGACGGTCGCTAAGGCTGCTTCTTTCTTCATTTGGTTTTGTCCTGTTCGTCGGGTTGTTTGTCGAGACGGTCGGCTGCCTGCTGGTCCGAATACGAACCAGTGGAATACCTTCCTTTATCCTTGTCCACAAGCTTCCTGTGATTGAACTCCAGGCATTCCCAGCGGGTGATACCAAGCTCTTCCCGCATCTGTTGCATGTAGAACTCTAGATCACCAAGCTCCTCCACCACGTTCTGGCGGTCAATGGGACGTTCATGGATGATGTGTCGTTTTACGGCATCAATCAACTCACCCGCTTCCCCAGCTACGCCAGTCGCAGCGTGCCAAAGGTTACATTTACTAGGAGTCAACGAATCCAACACCTTCGATCCTGACTTCACCAGCCTTGTAACCATTTCAGCATGTAGTTTTTCAATGTCGGTCATAGTAACGTATTATCTTTGCCAGTTTACATACAGACAACTTCGTAACATGCCGCAGCCAAACCGGCGTGTTTTGAGTTGTAGAAATGCTCACTAAAGATTTCAATCACCTTAAACGCACGCGGTGCCATCTTTGGGTTCGCTCCCAATAGGATGGACCGCGCATAACCAAGCACACAATAGCGGAGACCCTCCGGGTCCTCTTCCTTTAACTCCCTCAACATCTTGGCCACCTCCGGCCAATTCAAAGGTTGCACAGTCAGCGCACGCGCTAATTCAATGGCTTTGGTCTTGTTGAGGGAAGAATTCTTGATGGCTGAAATCTGTTCCTTGTCGCCATTCAAAGAACCCACCTGTTCGAGTATCACCAAAGCCTTACGAGCGGAACCTTCAGCGGCATCCACAATCTCATCAATCACGTCCTTGGAGACTTTGAGTTGCTCTTTGTCAATTACCCGTTGCAACGCCCGTTCGATAGCGGCCGGAGAGATACTGGTAAGAAGGATCTCCGTGGCCCGCGTGTGGATAGTTGGAATCAACTTCTGCGGGTCGGTAGTTGCGAAGATGAAATAAACATGTTCCGGCGTGTCTTCCAACAGCTTTAGGAAAGCATTCTGCGCATCACCAGTTAGCTTGTGCGCCTCATCAATCAACCACACACGAGAGGAACCAAACGCTGGAGTCAACCCACAAGATCTGCGAATCTCACGAACAGTATCAATCCCTTTGAAGTCGGCACAATTCACTTCAACAAAATCATTGTCCCCGCAGTCCAGGAAATCCTTAACGATACGAGCCAGCGTAGTCTTGCCACACCCACTAGGCCCACTCAGCAGAAGGAAATGCGGAACTCGGTCCTTATCCATCAGCATTTGTAAAGACGCCACCGCCGAGTCCTGCCCTACCACTGTTTTGAAGGTCCGCGGTCTAAATTTCTTGTAATACTCTTTCATATCTTTTTCTCCTATATCCCTTTTTGATGTTCTTTGCGTGAGTTAGCCACTGTAAATTTCTGAAATGATTGTTCGTCCTAGTATCATCTTTATGGTCAACTCTGTGTTTTGGGGAAGGTGCTTTAGGGAGGAACGCTTGCGCAACTAAGGAATGAACATTTGTTGTTTGCTCCTTACCATTCTTTCGTAGTAAGACTATTGGATAACCTTCTTGATAGATACCAACCCTTAACACTCTTCCCTTCCAAAATCTAACCTGCCCGTTAGAAGTGATGACAACTCTATCAATGGAACGCACCTTCCCACAATCAGAAACCTCGTAGGGCCAACCTGGGATAGCCTTCCATCTCTCCTTACTCATTTGGGTGCCATTAGTTTGTTGAATGTCTTAACGAATATCATTGGATCACTGGTAAACTTGTCGGGTTCGGTTGGGTGTTGGAATCGTCCGTGCTTGAACTTGACTTCCTTCTTATCGAACCACGTTCCAATCGAGGGCGCGATTTCATATTCAATCTCCAGTGGCACAATCAACCAATCGTAGTGCTTTCGGAGTTTCACGGTTGTTATCTCCTCAACGATTTCCAAATAGTCCCGCAGCTCTTTTATCCGCACATCGCCAATCAACGAGTCATGAATCTGTCCAACCACCATACTGCGCATTTGATACTTGCGGAGCGCACGGTTGATTTGAATGAGGGACCACAGCAAGCAATGGAAGGCACTGCCCTGGATGGGTGCGTTCGTTACTTGATTCCGGTTAAAGGTTCCATGCACTCTAAACCCAGTGAGCATGTCGAAATAACCTTTGTCCTGGTAATCAGCGAACCATTCCTTGCGCCACTGACCGTAATCACCAAAGCGATTATTCCAAAAGTCATTCTCCACCTCTTGCAGATGCTTCTCGAAGGTCCCCTTCTTGGCGTCCTGCTCCGGGTCGCACGCGCCAAGCTTGGTAATGCCGTTATCAGCCAAGTGATCGTAAAGCGACTTCCCATCTGGTCCTAGCAGCTTGCCCTTCTCAATCCACTCCCAAAGATTTCTGGCACAGGCGATATAGTAGTCACCGTAGAACTGCGGGAAGACGAACTTGTTCTTCGCCCCGTATCTGGCCTCCTTGCTAACCTCCTTCGGTTTGACGCAATACACCTGAGCCGCCATGTCCCGGTGCATGTCCTTGCCTGGGGTGGTAATGTAGGAGATGAAGTTCTTGTCCTTGTGATAGCACGCGCTAACCGATACCTCGATTCCTTTGAAGTCGTTCTCGACAATCACGCTCTTCGGTGACGCGATAAACTTGCTGCGAACAATCTCCGACAGTTCTTTGTCCCGCACCGGGTAGTTCTGGAAGTTAGGCGAGTCCGACGAAGAACGGTAGGTGCGTGGAATGTGGAGGTTGAACACTGGGTGCAACCTATCACCGACCACCTCGCGCTCAATCCCCTTCAAGAACGTCCCAAGCGCCTTGTTGTATTTACCATATCGAATCAACTTGGGGATTGCTGGATGATCTATCTTCATCAGAGCCTCCTCATCAGTGGAAGGCTTTCCCTTGTCGGTAACGCTGCTGACTTCAAACTCCAGGACCCCGTAAAGTATTTCAGCAAGCTGTTCGCCAGACGTAAGACTTGCCTTATCTCCATAGCGTTTGCGCCAGGTCCGCCACAGCTTGGTCTGGGTCAACTCGTCCTTGAGTGTGCGCAACCTTTCGGTAAGGTCCTGCTTGGACTTAGCCAACGCGGCAACATCAATGCGGATGCCGTTCGCCTCGACAACGGCAAGCTCAACGCAACCGTCGTGAAGCAATTGGTATCCCTCCTGTTGCAGGGCTTCAATCTGCATAGTCCATCTCCTTTCGTTGGCGCATGGCTAGTCTATGTTCTAAGAACGCATCCATGCCACCGTAGAACAGCAAGGTGCCCACTTCAATCTCTTCGATGCGGTTGTAATGGAGATCCTTTGAAACTAGGTAGGGCTCGATGTTGTCGTTGTAACTAGCGACCCCAAGTTTCACGAGGGCTTGAAACTTTAGCGACGTAATACCCTCGCGATTGTCCAAGCAGTGAGCAGCCAACATGGTGTCCCAACCCCAGTTCGTTACCCCATGTCCGAAGAACTTCCTGGTCCAGCGTTCCTCAAACTTCAAATTGGAAGCTATCTTGCGCGTGCGTTGTGACCGGAGAAACTTCCCAGTTGCTTCAATGGCCCTACCAATCCAAGGGTAGGAGATTGTTCGCTCACCATTAGAAATAGCACAGGAGCGAATCAGGGCTTTAGGATACTCCGGCTTCAAACAGTTGCCTTCGTAGTCAATCGCTGCCCAACCACCACATCGGTCTATATCCCGAATCGCTTCGTAGATTTCATCATCGTCATAGAGGACTTCTATCTTCGAGGCAAAGTCCCTAGCTGGTGGTGGATCTCTATCAATCCGGAAAGCACGCTTCAAGTCTTGCGCGAACAGCCTGTCCATCAAGCCATTCTTCATGCGCAACAAGAAGCTTGGATGATAAGTCGGGCAGACCCAATGCTTAGGAAGTGGGATTCGCCAACCAGTCCAGCGTTGCATCTGTCCAACATCATCCCACGAGTCAGCGAGCACGCTGGACAACGCTACCCTACCTAACGTGACGATCACTCGCGGTTCGTAAAGCTGAATCGCGTTTAACAAGTTGGGCCGACAGTAAGAAATCTGTTTCGCATCCGGGGTCGCATTGTTAGGTGGACGGCAGATGAGTGCGTTCGTTGTCCAAGCATCCCTATCCAAGTCTATATCGAACTCTTCAAGCGTCTCCCGCAAGAACACACCAGCATTGCCAATGAACGGACGGTTAGCCTCGTCCTCTGTTTCCCCTGGAGCTTCTCCCACGACCATCACTTTGAGTTTCCCGTTGCCATGAACAGGCATCTTCGGACTCTCGCACTTCTTAAGCAGTCCGCAACTACCACAACGAGGAACCAAAGGAGCCGGTGACTTTTGTTGCACCGTTGAAGAAGGGAAAAATCCAATCACAACCACCTCCATGTTTTCCGTTTAACGATTGCGGATACAGTAGAAACTTCATATCTATCATCAAAACCAACAACAGGCCGCCATCTCTCTCTTCCTTTATGCAATGCTTTCCTTCCTAGCATATAGCCCGCTTCCTACCTGGACCAGCCTGGACCTGCAACCCTGCTTTGCGCGTCTTTTGTGCCCAGCACACCCTATTCCTCGTCCTCTTGCGCTGGCTCGTCCTTGTCCTTCTGCTTACCCAATACCGTTACATACTCCCAACGCTCCGCCGAGGACCGCGCTTTGAGTTTATTGTTTCCGATGATTGCGGATTCATACTTCTCCGTTATGTGCATGAGCAAGGAGGGCTTGATCAAGAACTCCATGTCTGGCCCCTGGTAGTCAATCTTGCGGCGTTCCTTATACCACCCGCTCAACCCCTCACCGGTAACTTGAATCTTGCCCTGGACCAAACGAACCAGCACGTCCGGCTCACCAGTCTGGTCATTGGCAAACACTGAAGCACGGTCGGTGATTTCAACAATCGTCTTGGGCAGCGTTACACGCTCACCCTTAACTTTGAACAGTGGACTCAGGTCCGGATACTCCTCCGAGTATTTGCGGCAGGACATAATCAACCCACTTG